TCATCACAATGGTCAAACATTATGACTCTTAACGACAATGGTCGTCCAATCTACACAGCATCGAACCCAATGAACGCTGGCGGATCAGTAGTACCAACAGCACTACAAGGTAACGTTGCAGGACTCAACCTATACGTCACACCAAACACAGCAGCTGGAACAGACACAGACGGATCAATCCTTATTGTGAACCCAGATGCTTACACATGGTACGAGTCACCTAACTACCGCTTGCGTGCCGAATCAACAGCAGCAGGTTCTATTACCATCGGTTACTACGGCTTTGGCGCAATCGCGACTAAGGTCGGCGCTGGGGCGTTCAAGAACAACAAGGCATAAGTAACACCCTAAGTCGCTGGGAGTGGGGCGCAGCCCTTGCTCCACTCCCAGTCTTTAGAAAGGATTGCAGATGGCATTGACAACAGTTTCAGAACTCCGCACTACACTCGGAGTCGGTACGTTGTACACAGATGCCGTTTTGCAAGAAGTGTGTGATGCATCAGATGCAGTCCTACTTCCAATGCTCTGGACTCCAACTTGGTATGCAGTAGCTCATAGCAATATCGTTGGTGTAGGAACTTTATATTTCAACATCCCAGTACAAGACATTTTTTATGTAGGTCAGAGTGTGACTATTGCTAACTCTGGAACAAAGTACAACGGCACAAAAACAATTACAGCAGTTGGTGTTTATACAATTAGCATGACAACTAGCCACTCAGTTGTAACTCCCAAGCATCCTATCGAGCCTTACGGAACTGTAACTGGAGAGTCTTACACAGACTGGACAACAGATACAGCAGTCCAGAATGCAGCTCTTATGATAAGTGTTGATATTTGGCAGGCACGTACCGCAACTTTAAGTGGCTCAAACCTAGTGGATTTCCAGCCATCACCATACAGAATGTCAGCACAACTATTGGCAAAAGTGCGTGGACTTATAGCTCATGCTCTTAGCCCTAATTCGATGGTCGGATAATGCCAGTTGCGCTCACTACTCTTAGAACCACGATTGCGACTGCTTTAGTCGATAATACAAAGTGGCAAACCTTTGCATTCCCACCAGCCACAGTTCTTGCTAACTCAGTAATCGTTGCGCCTTCTGATCCATATTTAGAACCAAATAACAACCAGCACAACACGATTGCACCAACAGCAAACTTCAAAATAATTATTACTGTTCCGCTGTTTGATAATGAAGGCAATCTCAATGGAATTGAAGATGCCTTAATTGGCGTGTTCAACAAACTCGCAGCATCCACCTTGACTTATAATGTGGGAGCAGTTAGCCAGCCAAGCGTATTAAGCGCAGCATCCGGCGACCTGCTTTCTTGCGAAATGTCACTATCCGTTCTAACAACCTGGAGCTAATATGTCCGAATGGGAAAAAGAAAACGAAGCCTTCCTGAAGAAAATCGGGCAGGTTACTTCAGCACCAAAGCCACCATCTACTAAGAAAGACGAGGAATAATCCGAATGGCTATATTTCTAAGTAATAACGTAGGCGTTAAGATTAACTCCGTTGATCTTTCTGACCACGTCACAGCAATAACAATTAACCGTTCATTTGATGAACTTGAAGTCACAGCAATGGGAGATACTGCTCATAAGTTCGTTAAGGGCTTAGAAGCATCTTCTGTAACTATTGACTTCCTAAATGACACAGCTTCTGCAAACGTTTTAGCGACGCTTCAAGCTGCATGGGGAACAACTGTTACAGCAGTATTCCTACAGACAAAGGGAACAGCAGTATCTGCTACAAACCCACTTTACACAGTTTCATTGTTAGTCAATAACACAACAGACATCAACGGTGCTGTTGGTGATATTGGTACACAATCAATCACATTTACTGCCAACTCAACAGTTGCAGTAGCCACAACAGGTACTTTCTAAAAAACTAAACTAAGGGGCACAGCATGGCAAAGTTAAAAGTAACAAGGGCAGATGGATCAGTTGGGGAATACCCAATTACTCCATTGGTGCAGTATGGCTTCGAGATTTACGCTAAGAAGGGCTTTCACAAGGCGTTCATCGAAGACCAGAAGCAAAGCGACATCTTCTGGCTTGCCTGGGAATGTATCCGCCGTTCGGGTGAAACTGTTAAGCCGTTTGGGGAAGGATTCATCGAAACTTTAACTAGCGTTGAAGTATTAGATGATGACCCTTTGGCTTAGGGCGCGACTCGATCACCTATCTGATTGCTAAATTAAGCGTCAGACTCGGGATCGCGCCACACCATATTTTAGAACTAGATGAAGTAATGCTAAGGAACTTGATAAAGGTTCTACAAGATGATGCAAAGGAGATAGCAAATGCCAGCAAGCGTAAAGGGCGGCATTGAACTCCGTAAGGCATTAAAAAACTTTGCTCCAAACTTAGGCAAAGAAACTCAAAAAGAAATTGCTAACGCCTTAAAGCCTGTTGTAAAAGAAGCCAAAGGATTTGTCACTCAATCGCCTTTAAGTAATTGGGCTAGAGAAGGTGGCAAGTTTCCTATATTTAATGCTCAAATTGTCAAACGTGGCATTGGCTACAAGACAACACCATCTAAACCTAATCGCAGAGGCTTTACATCATTGGCGCAGATTCGCAATATGTCAGCAGCTGGTGCAATCTATGAAACAGCAGGTCGCCGCGCTCCAGGCACTAAGCCATCATCCCGACCTAACTTTGCAGAAGCTATGGGCGATTTGAAAGGTTCTGGGAAAGATCGTGGTCGTTTAATCTTTCGTGCATTTGAAAACGATTATGGCAATGCAACTAAGGCAGTTCTCAAAGCAATAGATAATGCAGGCAAGACCTTTAACGCCACAGTAGGGAAACGATAATGGCCAATGTAGTCATAGATATTGCAACGCAATATACAGGCAACCCTGCTTTTAAGAAGGCAACTAACGATGCTCAGAAACTAGAAAAGTCAGTTGCCAAGTTAGGCAAACAACTTGCCAGCGTATTTGCTGCATCTAAAGTATTAGCATTTGGCAAGGCTTCTGTTAAAGCATTTGCAGAAGATGAGAAGGCTGCTAGATCCCTAGCCTTAGCTTTAGCAAACACAGGTAACGCATTTGCAAGGATTGAAGTAGAAAAGTTTATTGGTGATTTACAACGTGCTACAGGCGTTCTTGATGACAATCTTAGACCAGCCTTTAGAACCCTTCTAACAGCCACAGGGGACGTTAAGAAGTCACAAGACGGATTAGCCCTAGCCCTTGATATATCAGCAGGCACAGGCAAAGATTTAAGCGCCGTATCTATGGCACTTGCAAAGGCTTATGGCGGTCAGACAACAGCTCTTAGCCGCTTAGGCGCAGGACTTGACAAAGCAACCCTTAAAACAGGTGACATGGATGTCATTCTCGGACAACTTACAGACAAGTTCAAAGGTCAGGCATTAGCTGCTGCTGAAGGTTATTCAGGATCAATAGCCAAATTAACTGTTGCATCTCAAAACGCTAAAGAGATTATTGGCAAAGATTTACTTGACTCAATGCAGATGATTGCTGGCAAAGATGGTATTGGTGGAGCAGCCACAGCAATGGAGTCTTTTGCCACTCAGATTGGTAATGCAATTTATGGCATAGGCGTTCTGACAACCAAGATTAAATCATTACCAGGCGCAGACTTTATTGGAAAATTCCTAAGTGCAGCAACTCAAGTATCTGGACTAGCAGCGTTATCTAAGTTTGGTGCATCAAGCAAAGCAGCATCCGCCGGAACTCCTGCTCAATCTCCTGGACAACGCAAAGCAATAGACAAAGCCAATGCCGATGCACTTAAACTGCAAAAATCAAAGAATTCTCTTTCAACAATAGATAACGCTTTAACCACTCGCAAAATTACCCTTACAGCAGATCAACAAGCTCTTGAAGAACTTAAAAAGAAGTTCGATGTAGAACGCATTGGATTATATGTAGCACTAAATGAAGCCACAGATGCTGAAACAAAAGCAAGAGTATTATCGCTTATAGCAATCCATGACAACGATGGGGCTTTAGCTGCTAAGGCGCTAGCTGAACTTGAGGCAGCAAAGAACATA